AATTTTACGGGAGTGTAAGTAATTCCTAAATGCAACTGATTCAGGTGCATCAGGATTATTCTTTGGATATCCATACAGACTGTCTAGAGTCAGTTGGGGGAATTCAATAAACTCTGGCTTTTCATCAAGTAAGTCTATTAACTCTTCTTGAAGTAAATCTGCAGATGATAGTTTATTCTGATATATAAATCTCATAGCCTCAAAGTTATTTCTTTCAGTAAGTTTCATAACTAGGTCTAAAATGGTGCCAGACGAATTACAATTTTGATTGTAACAGACAAATAAGCCTTTTGAATAACTTGCTGCAAATGCTGGAGAGTCTGTATTATGATGAAATGGGCATAAACATAAAAAGTCTGTTCCAGTTTGAGAAACTATTTCAATTCCGCAGGAACGCAAAATAGAGCGGAGATCCGCTTTAGTATATGCATCTGACATTTTTTATCCTTTAGGTATTAAACTCTGACCAGAGAAACCTTCATATTGTAGTGCTTTGGTTTTGCCTAGGTATATCCCATACATTACCAAATTGAAAGTGTAGTGATCCTTCTCTTCATTATATTTTACATTAAACTGAGGCTGCATATCAAGGACAGGAACATAACCTTTGTCCCGCATTTGCTGGACTAAAAGCCTTTCATAGTTTTCCCTTGAGCTTTGGAATTTAGAATCATCTTTGATAGTTCCGCTTATCCAAAAGTCATGTATCTTGCGTGGGTACATGATCACCAATCTTTCTAGCTAATTATATCAAGATGGGTGAACATTACATAAATATTAAGTTATTGGAATATCGTAAACTTCTTTGACAATACCCCGATTTAGATCCCAATCCAAATACATACCGAATTCAGTTCCATGCCTGTTCTTCCTACTACAGATCTCCATGATATTTGAATCAGGATTTTTATGAACTGCAATAGCCATATCAGCATCATACTCAATTGCCTTTGACCAAGCAACTTGATTTAGCATTGGTGGAGAATCATGGTCTGCTGTTTCTTCTGCAGTTGCAGCAGTAATATCAATAACAGGAATATTATTTCTCATAGCAAGCATCTTAAACTCACGAGAGATATTCATGTTACGTTCTGTTGGAGCCTTTGAATTATTTGAATCTGCAAACAATTGATGATAGTCAAGAATAACAATATCGGGCTTATGCTGATCAATTTTTGCCTGTACTGTTGTAGGAGTAATTTGTCCAGCACCTTCATTTGATACAAGGATAAATCCATTCTTATCTAAGAACTTCTTTGAACCCCAATCATCAAATTGTGCAATGTCAATACTACCTCTAGAGAAGTCTGAGGCCTTGAACAGTCCCGACCCAAGCATTGTATAGATACGATCTCGCATATTTTCAGGAGTCATCTCAAGGGAGATAATCATAGGCTTAAAGCCCTGCTCCCAAGCTTTACAGGCTAGATAAGAGGAAAACCAAGTCTTACCCTTACCAGGCCAACCAATCATCACGATAAGGTGTCCTGGAGCCATTCCAGTAGGGTATGCATAGTCAATAGCCTTGAACCCTGTCTTAATTCCTGGACTTCCGCCCATAGCATCAGAACGTGAACGGACTGCCTCAAAATGCTTTTCTGCAGATTTATAATCAGTCAAATCAACATCTCGTACATTAGCCGTGAGTTTTCCAAGTGATGTAATCTCTTTTTGCATATCTGAAATAACTCGTGCAGATGCCTCTGTTTTAAGGCTTGCACCAGATGTGAGCAAAAGGTTTCTAATGCGACTAGCAAGATATTCATTCTTCAATTGATCAAGATAGTATGCTGTCTCACCCTTTACATGGGCTGGTTCAAAATCTTTGAACCTTTCAGTAAGAACAGTAATATCTGGAACAGCCTTAAACTTAAGATAATAAGATTTTAGACCTTCCCAAACATCTCTATGTGAAGTAAACACTTCATCAATGTTATCAGCAAGTACAGTAGATATATCTTTATTTGTACATATTGATGTAATGACAGCAGACTCAGTATTCATTGTCTCTTTCTTCAACCATAGTTTTTGTTTTATTTCTGATTAATTCCCTGCGGGTCTTATCTTCTTCTACTTGCTGTAGAGTTATATCCAACTTCTCAAAATTATAAAAGAACCATGTAAGGGGATGACCCTGCTTACTCATCTTAAAGTAATACTCAAGAAGTTGTTTGGCACGATCATATCCTACACTATCAATAACATCTTGCATAGCCCACTTCTCACGATATTTATTAACTACCGCTGGCTTTTTATAAACCTCTTTGTACAAGGCACAATAAAGCCCAACTAAGCCGTAGGCTAGCTTTGCTTCATCTTTTGTCATTTCTTACCCTTTAGTTCGCTCTCTATTTCATTAACTTTTTCAATTAACTTTGTTTCTACAAACTTATAAATTCTATCTGTAGCTTCATTTGTGGATTCGTTTGGACGTTTAAAATCTTCAACAGCAATTCCAATCTTGATATTTTCATAGTTACCAAGATTACGGGTAAATTGTAAATCTACCCGAATGCTACTCTGACTCGTCATGTACTTCTTCCTTATCTATCATGGAGAAACCTGGCTTGAACTTCTTGACACTACCCTCTGACAGATTCTGGTAAAGCATCATTAGGCGATCAGCTATGCCTATCATAGCATCAATATCTTGCTTTTGTACAGCCATTTCCATTGTGAACTCCAACACACGAAGTGCTTCATTCAAAACGTGCCTTGCCTTCTTTTCTTTCTTTTGCTCTACCACTCAGGTTGTTTCCAAACTGGGACAAATTCCCCATCGTTGTTTTTAATGTATAAAATGTTTTCTTGTTTCATTATAGCTTCTATTTCTGCTCTAGAAGGCATATCAGCTGGTGTAATCCCGCCGTCCAACCTGGGTCTACCTTGATGCAATGTTTTAAAAAATGTATGCATTTCTCTGATATCATCTTCACTCCACATATATTTGCCTGGGGTTCTATTCCCATTAAGAGAATAAATCCTTTGAGGAAACTTTATGTTCCCCGCCCTCATATGCATAGTAATTGTATCATGATGTCTGCCAATTATTTTTTCAACTTCTTTTAATTGGTAGGCGTGTTGTTTATTTTTATTAACATCAGTTAAACTATAAGCAACACGCTTTCCCAATTCGTAATCCCAAGCAATAACAAGATCTTCTGCTCTGGAGCGACGAAGAAGTTTATGCAACTTCCCGTTTAAATAGAAGTACCGAAGCCGTGTTGCAGGATCTCTTCTTTTTTTGCTACCCATGATGCGAACCTATTATCCCTTTTGATCATCCATCTTTTCCCACACATGATACAGAACAATTCAACACGTAGGTTTTGGGAATAAACTCGGTCTACAAATACACGTCCTGTACATTTTTTACAACTCATCATTATTTTATTTTATATTCAGTCTACTTTGCTGCTGCTGCAAGTGCATTGCTTGCATCTTTAACTGCTGTGTTAGCAACAGATGTCAATGCAGTAGTTGTTGCTGCATCAAGATGCTCTTGTTTAGCAAGCTTTGATACTACACCCTTTGTGTTTACACGGGCAAGTACGGGGCCAATGACACCATAAAGTGCTGCAAATGCAACATGCTTCAAGTTGTGATTAGCTGCTCCACCACGCTGCCAAAGAATTACTGCAGCGGTAGCCGTCGCATAAACATAATGTTCAACGAGAGCCTTTTCTGATTGTGTGATACGCATTTTTTCTCCTTATATTTTATAAATTTATTCAGATTTTACATCTGGATATAAATCTTTATATTGATTTATTATTTCATATGCCCATTTTAATTTATCATACACCCTTTGACCAGGTGGTTGAAATGTAGACCACAGTTCTAAATTTTCTATTCTATTGTCAGATCTGTCACCATTTTTATGATGAACATTCTCATGATTCAAAAGAGATCTGCCAATATACTCACCCATAACATGCCTGTGCTCTGAGACCTTCCCATGTGAATCAGCATGAATTGATTTTGGATCATACCAAACAACATATCCTCTTCCATCTATTTTTTTATTTTTTGAATAGACCCCTTTTGTTTTTCCAACAACTGGATCTCCCCAAACCTTATATTTATTGTAATGATTTTTACAAAAACCATAACAAAACATTTTCTTTTCACAATTAACTACATCGCAATATTTATTTTTTAGCCTTGGCCTAAAGTTACTGTTTACGTCTAGGCCTTTTCTTAATCTTTGGTAATGTGCTGGACACATACCTTTTACAATTTTTACATTTTCTCTTTGACATATTTCACACTTCATAGTAAATATTTTACCATCTAATTACTATACTTCAAAAAGTTTTCCATCAACAAAACATGTATAGTCTGGGGAAACTTCCACAATCTGTACATGAGGATGTTGACCATTCTCAATATGTGCGATTGCGAAACCTTTTTGCCAGTTGTGATTCTGAGTATACTTCATACCATCACTCTTCTCATCACACATATGCCCAATTTCATATCCACGAATTGTACGACCACCAGTTTCTAGTGGCAATTCGTATGTTTGAAAATGGGAGGCAATTCTATGTGAATGTCCTCTAATTAAAGAAATCTGTAAATCATCAATATCTTTTCTAACTGCTCCTGTATCTGCAATTGAAAGTCCATGATGAACATGGATATCGCCAAAACGGTGTCTAGGCAATTCATTATAATAGATATAATCATACCCAAGATTATCAAGTCCCCACAAAGATTCTGGTGTGATATCTGCAAGATACTCTGGCATTTTCTTGTCAAGATAATCAAACACTCTTATATCATGATTACCCAATGCAGAAAATAGCTGGGCATTAGGAAGCATCTCTCTAGTCTTAGCATAGAAATCTCTTGCACCCTTTGCTTCATGTCGCATCATAGGAACAATAAGATCTTTACTATCATTCTTGTGTAGTTGCAAAAACTCTGCAGATCTTCCTTCGGTATATTTGGAATAACAAGCTTGATCATCAGTATCCCCCAAATAATCCACTACATCTGGCTTAAACCATTTCATAACTTTAAACCATAGTTCAATAGCCTTGTCATCTTGATATGGAAATTGTTGGTCCGATGAAAGCATCCAGCGTAAGGTGTTACTCAATTATATTTCTCCAATATTCTCTTAGCAAATTCTATCAGATCTGAAACTCTTTGTCCAGATGGTTGCATCTTTACCCATAGCTCTAAATTTTGTATATCATTGTTTGTTTTATCCCCATCAATATGATGAACATTTTCAAACGATTCTAGTCTTCTACCTATGTGTTCTGCCATAATTCTCCTATGTTGTAAAACACGACCATCCTTATTTGCTTGAATATGGTCTGGAAGATATTCACAGATATATCCGTTTGCATTCATCCAACAAGCGGTGTCTTTTATTAAAGGTTTCCCAGTAGAAAATCTTTGATAGTGTAAACTACACATCCCTTTTGCTTCTTGCAAATTATTGCAATTTTCTACATTACAATTACCTTTTTGTTTTGCCAGACTTAATCTATAATGTTTAGCACATTGACCTTTTCTGTATACACTGTCTCCACATTCATTACAAATAAATGCTTTTTTAGAAGACCTCATATCTTTTTTATCAATAGATCTTTTAACAAATCTACTTATAGTTGAAGATGATGCATATTCCCTATATTTTAAGTATATCTCTAATACGGGCAAATTGTCAAGGTAGTCTTTTAATATTTCCTGCCCAACTGTTTCATTGATTATTTTTTTATTGCCCATATATGGATTATATCACACGATCACACTTTATACATAATCTAAAACGATTATCCATATTCTGTCAAGAAGCGTGTGCTTTGTTATGCTCTAGACGTGAACATAAAAATAGATTAATTAATCTATTATCATCTTTATTTTCATTAATATGATGAATGGTTTCCCAGTCTTCAATAATTCTATTTAATTGTTTTTCTACT